AGGTACAGGTGGCTCGATATCCGCGCATTCTGCCAGGCTCTCCTCGGGAGTACGCCACAGCACACGGTCAACCGCATCCGATACTTCACGGCGCGCGTCCGGACCCAGGGGACGTACAGCAACGGCACGGAGCAGCGACAGGATACGTACCTGCGCGCGATTGCAACGCTCGGAATCGACGTGCACTTCGGCCATTACCAATACAAGCCGACGTACGCGACGGCGTACCCGCTCGCAAACCCGCCGAGGAAGGTGCAGATACTGAAAGCCGAGGAGAAAGGGTCGGACGTCAACATCGCCGCCTTTCTGCTTCTCGACGGGTTCAGGAAAGACTACGAGCAAGCCATCGTCGTCTCGAATGACTCAGACCTCGCGACGCCCATCCGCATGGTACGAGACGATTTGAAGCTCCCGATTGGCGTGGCCTTCCCGTGCACGAACCCGAACCGAGTAAAAAGTGCACTCTTGCAGACCGTTGGGACCTTCTACAAGAACGTGCGTGCGCCGATGCTTCAATCGAGTCAGTTCCCGGCGAACCTGACCGACTCCCTCGGAGCGTTCTCATGCCCCGCACGCTGGACCTGAGCAGCTAGGCCACGGTGGCGTCGAACACCGCTCGACCCATCTCGGGCGGTAGCCGGTACAGGCGCGGCGCTTGGTACACCCGTGGTACACGGCCACCGTCTTTTGCGGTTTCTCTCGAGGAAACTGAGGGGCCGAAGGGCTTTTGGATCCTCCTATTGGGGTTCGAATCCCTGCGCCGGAACCACGATCGTCCTATTTTTCCGCTACGACACCGTTGGAGAAGCCACCTTCTCCAACATTTCTCCAAAACCTGACCCCTCCTCGCGGTTGTTGAGGAGCTTGATCGCGCGATCGGTTTCCCCCTTCGCCAGGTGCATGTAGCGGAGGGTCATCGCGAGGCTCTGGTGCCCCGCGAGCTCCTGGATCGCCTTCGCCGGTGCGCCGCGCATCGCGAGGTGTGAACAGAACGTGTGCCTCAGGATGTGGAGCGCGCGCGTCGGCTCGAGGCCTGCTCGCCTCTTCGCCTGCTCGATCCACTCCTGGAGCGTGTTCTCGTCCACCGGCGATCCGTCATCGAAGCAGAGCACGTGCTGCCCCCGGAGGTGGCGATGCGCCGCGAGCTCCGAAGCGAGAGCATCCGTCATGGGGATGATGCGGCCGCGCCCGCTCTTCGGGACGTCGACCACACCTTTCCAAGACGCTTGTTCGAGCTTCAGGTGCTTGCGCCGCAGGTCGACGTCGCACCACCGGAGGGCGATCATCTCGCCCCGACGGAGGCCGGCGTCGCCACCGAGGAGCACCGTCAAGAGCACCTGCCGATCGATCTTCCGCGCCGCGTCGACGAGTCGAGCGTACTCCTCGTACTCGTAGAAGCGCGGAGTGGGGTTGTCGACCTTCAGGAGCTTGATGGTGCACGAGCGCCGTGGAATGAGGTTCCAATCCACGGCGACGTTGAGCAGCTTCGACAGGACGTTGATCACGTTGTTGATGGTCTTGCGCTTGCGGTTGGCGAGCGCAGCCTTCACCTTCTGCACGTCCTCGTTCGTGATCGCGTCGAGCCTCTTGCTCCCGAGTAGCGGCACCAGGTACTTCCGGATGATCCGCTCCTTCGTGTCGATCGAGCTGGCCTTCTGCTTCTCCGCGCGTGCGTAGCCTTCGATGAAGCGCGGGGCGAAGTCTTTCAGTGTCGGCACCTCCTTGGCTTCGGCAAGGGCCGCCGGGCTGGGTTGGCCCACGCGGATGATCTCCATCTCCCGAGATCGACCCCATGCCATGGCTTGGGGCTTGGTCGACACCGGCGCGCGAACGCGTCGACGGTAGATGCTCCCGTCGGGCCATTCGAACCGGATGTCCACCTCGAACCCCACTCTCTTGCTCTTCCTGTACTCGCGAACCGTGACGGTCATCGTCGGGACCCTCCCGACGTCGCTCGCCTCTCAGCGATCCAGCTGAGCACATCGTCGCGAAGCAGCAAGACGCGCCGGCCATCCCGGACGACACCCGGCAGGAGGCCGCGCTCGATGCGCGAATACACGGCTTTTCTCGTTGTCCTGAGGAGCTCGGCGACCTCCACGACGGTGAGCAAATAGGGCAGGGACGGAGCGTCCATCGAGAGGCCTCCTCGTGATCAACCGCGGCGTGCGCGCGGGATGGGGATGAGTGGCCCTTCTGCCCGGAGTCGAACCGGGGACGCGCTTGCGCGCGCCGCGACCTCGCCGAAGGGGAGCCCGCGCGTCAGAACGCGCGACGTGAGCCCGACGCCGTCTTCGGAGCGTTCGCGCCGAACGGGAACTCGGCGCCGGCCATCGAAGGATCGCCGGCGGGCTGCGGCTTCTTCTGCTTCAGCGCGAGAACGAGGCCCTTCATGCGTGCGCCGAAGGCCTGTGCATCGGCGGCGCCCATCGCGTTCTCGAGGTTCAGGCCTTGGAGGCGGTTGATCCACTGGACGCGGGCCGCGGTCTTCGTCTCGCCGTCCTTTTGGTAGCTGCCCACGTCGACGACGATCTGGACCTCGTGGGTGTCGAGGCCGTGGAGCTCGTGGTCGGCGAACTCACCGACGTCGTCGCCCATCCAACCGCAGGCCTGAAGCGACTCGACTGTGCGCTCGGCAACGGTCTTGCCGTTCTTGTCCGGCGTGTCGGTGAAGTAGCTCGTCCAGCGAACGCGCTCGCCTTCGAACCGGCCCTCGGTGACCTCGAAGAAGCACTCGATGAACGGCGTGCCCTTCTCCTTCGAGAAGCCGAGGACCACCTCACCGACCGCACGACCCTTGTACTTGCCCTTCTCGATCATGACGCCTTCCTCCGTTCGTTCAGGTACGTGTCCACCGTCGCGATCGCCTCGGCGAGCGCAGGAACCGTTTCGCCGCGCGAGCTGACGAACGCGCGGGCTTTCGCCTCCACGTCCGGCTCGCCGAGCTCGCGGAGCTTCACGTTGAGCTCGTCGCGCAGGCGGCCGATCGCAGAGGGACCACCGCTTCGGACCGCATCGGCGAACGCCTGCCAGTCGAGAAGGATCGTGGGCGGCATCGCGAAGCGGGTCTTCGCGTCGTAGGCGGCGGTCCGGTTCGTCCGAAGGACGCGCCTCCCCGAGGAGATGCCCTTCACGCGCCCGTTCTTCTCGTAGGTGGACGTCTCGTGCTGCGCGAACGCGACGACGTCGCACCACTCCTTGATGAGGCCCGCGGCCTTCTCGTGAAGCTTGATCGTCCAGCGCTCGTAGTCGTCTCCTTCGGGGTTCCGGAACGGGCGCGGCACCGCGTGCGCGATCAGGATCACGTTCATGCCTTTCGCCCGGAGGCGGCTCAGCTTCGACAGGAAGAGGCGCCACTCGTCGAGCGCGGCGACGTAGCCCTTGCCGTAGCCGAAGTCCTCGATCGACTTCTTGCCCCCCATCCTGCAGACGTGGGCCCAACAGAGCGGCTCGAGCCAGTCGAGCGAGTCGACGACGATGGTCTCTTCGTCGAGCGTACCGACGAAGTCGAGGGCGCCAAGGGCGTCGGCCCACGTATTCGGCGACGGCTCGACCGCCTGGGCGTCGATGTTCACGAGCCCGTCTTCGGGCGCGACGAAGATCGGCTTCGGGGCGCTCGCGCCGAGGGTGCTCTTTCCGATGCCGCCGTCGCCGTAGATGAGGAGACGCACGGGAGCCTCACGTCGTGTCGCTTTGACTTGGAACACGTCACACCTCCTGCAGCTCTTCGTGGGGACCCTCCGCGGTGCGGAAGCGGTCGTTGTCGTCGATGTTCGTGTTGCCGGAACAGACGTCGAAGTAGTCGCACCAGCGCCCGAACCGCTCACATGCACCGGGAGTGCGCGGAAAGTGACGTCGGCTCTCCGCTTCGCGGATGAACCATGCCGTCTGCCACGTATCCGCCGCGTGCTCCTTCGCATCGTTCTCGAGGCGCACGACGGCGCCGCGCGCGAAGTACCGTTCCGCGTTCTCGGCGATGTGCGCGCGAACGCGCTCGCGGAACTGCTCGGGGCTCTCGTCGTTCTCGCGCTGCCGAGCGTCAAGCGCGCCGGACTTCGTGTAGCGACGCTTCTCGGGTGGCGTCGCGGCGTGCGGGCGGAGCGAGACCTTCCGGATGACGTCGTAGATGCAGGACTCGAGCTCGAAGCCCGCGGCTCGCGCCCCGGCGAGGTAGGTCGAGACCTGCGGATCAAGCGCCGAGACGCGCCGCCAGTAGTCGGCGCCGAGGCCGATGTCCTGGCTTGTGGTCTTGTGCTCGACCTGGAAGAGCCGTTTCGACTCGTCCCGGTGGCGGACGATGACATCGAGCTTTCCGCTAATCGCGTAGGTGCGAGAGTGGTGCCCGGTCTTCGGGTTCACGAGCGGCGCCCGGAACTCCACCTCGACGCCGACGGTCTCGTAGGGCGCGTCGCCCCATCGGGCGGTGTAGCCGACGAGGAGCTCCTCCGCCTTCACGAGCTCGAAGGGGTCGGCGTCCTCGGGGTTGCTGTCCGCCCGCATGCGCATCGCACCGATGGCAGCTTCGACCTTGGTCGCCGGATCGCCCTCGGTGGCCCACCACGCGTTCAGGCCGAGGTGGAAGAACGTCCCGAAGCGGAGTGCCTCGGAGACACGCCGCGGGCGGCGCCGAAGGACGTATCGGAAGGCGTACTCGCGCGGGCAGCGCCGGTAGCAGGCAAGGGCGCTGTTCGTGAGGACGCTCAGGTGAACGCGGCGATCCGCGGCGACGACTGCCGCGTTCATGGCGTCCCCCGAAGGGAGTCGATGCGTTTGGCGGCGTCCTCGAGGAGCTCCCGGACGCACGTGACACGGGTGTCGGTGTGCCGATTCGGCTCATCGAGCCTCTGGATGGCGCGTCGAAGGTCGCGTGCCGCCGCGTCGAGGCGCTCGTCGTCACGAACGATTCGCTTGCAGAGGCGGCGTGCGCGAGCTTGCCGTCGTGCGTTCATCGCCGCCTCGCGCGGCTTCGGAGATCGGAGGCGGCGAGACGCCGAAAACAGCGCGCCTGGCGGAGATCCTCGCGAACGACGTCGCGCCAGCCGAGGTGGCGCGCGCACCAGGCGCGGAGGACGCAGGCGCGACGTTGCCAGGTGTAGAGCTGCCAGAGCGGGTCGCGCCAGTGGTGGAACCAGCGGAGCGCCCCCGGATCTGCGAGCCGATACAGAACCTCGTACGGCGACGGCGGCCGGACGGGGCGTGCCTTCACACGAGCAATGAGCCTCTCGCGTGCGGCCCGAAGCGCGAGACGTTCGTAGCCAGACAGCATCGCGACCTCCTCGTTGTGTTCACAAACGTAGTCGACAATGCGAAGGTAGTCAAGTGTTCAGTGGCGCGCTCCACGCAAGCACGCGACCTCTCAGCGACTTCGTCAACCGACGTCGCGTTCGTCGACGTCGATGAGAACGCGGCGCGGATCGTCGCTCAGGCGAACCTTCGTAATGCCTGGTCGTTCGGTCCGCGCGAGCCGTCGGAGCTCGTGCTCCGAGCCCCACTGCCACTCGTCGGGACCGCGCGTGTAGAGGCGCCGTGGCGTGATGACGGCTCGTGGGATCTTCAGGTACTCGGCGACGCGTAGGGCGGCCCAGGTCTGCGTCGAGCCGACCTCGTCGGCGATGGCCTCGTGATCCCGCCCAAAGGCCCGGAGCATCGCGCTCACGGCCGGTGTGGGCGCCATCACGGCGGCTCCGAAGTGGTCGCAGACGCGCTCGAGGTCGTCCTCGGCGTAGCCGAGCTCGTCGCAGATGATGTGTCCGAGCTCGTGCCCGACGTAGAACTGCTGGTAGGGCACGGGGAGCTTCCGATTGACGCCGATTTTGCGTGCGCCATGGAGGACGAACACCTTCGCCGGCGTCCCGACGATGGTGGTCCCACGGACGATTGCGTCAGCGCCGAGGAACTTGCGAGCCAGCCGGAACGTGTCGACGGGCTGCTCGGGATCGAGCTTCAGCCGCTTGTAGAAGTCGATGGCGAGGCCCTCGATCTCGGCTGCTTCGAGTCCCACCGATCGATTGGCGCTCCATCCCGTGGCGGCGTCTAGGCCCGACGGCGCCGTGCCTTATGCTCGCGAACTTCTGGGCTTTCTTCGTTGAGGTCTACATCCGAGACGGGTGGGCGACGGTGGACGCCCTTGGCGCGGCCGAGCACCTCTTCGACGAGCCGATCGATGCGGGCGCGCCAGTAGGACTGGGGGAGATCGACGCCCCCGCCGGCGAACGCCTCGGACTGGACCTGCTCGACCACGCGGCGGGCCAAGTCGGGCGTGAGCTCCTCGGTCTGCCATGGATACATCTCGAGAGCCTTGGCTAGGTTTGGAGACGCGGCGCGCCCGCGGTTGTTTACAGGCGCAGCGTCAGAGCCGTCGCTCCCCATCAGAAAGTCGACGCTCACTCCGGCGGCCTGAGCGAGCTTCTGCACCTGATCGAGCCGCGCCGAGGTCGACTGTCCCTTCAGGTGCTTCGTACGCAGCGCACCGATGTAGCTGCCGGAAACGCCCGCTCGACGACACCACTCACGCTCGCTCTCGAACTTTCCTGCCGCGAGAACGCTATCGATCTGGGCGAGGACTTTCCCAAGCGTGTTCATGACGTTTTTACCCTAGCGCACATGACTACGATTGTCACCAGCAATCGCCTCGAATTCACTGAACACTTGACGAGGTCAACGTAATCGTTTACAAGTGGAGTCATGCAGACCCTGGCGCAACGACTCCGACGGGCACGGAAGGCGGCGGGACTCTCAGCGAGGCGGCTCGACGCCCTTGCGGGCCTCACGCCCTGTCACACGAGCCTCATCGAGAGCGGGCTGAGAGAGAACCCGAAGGCCACGACCGTGGCGGCGCTCGCGAAGGCGCTCGGTGTCTCCCTCGACTGGCTCGTGAGCGGTCGCGGGCCTCCGCCGACGAGGACCGCGACCGCTTGATGGTTTTCCCCCAAACAGGCCGGAGGTTCACATGTCCGTCAGCTATGCCGAGCTTGGCGCTGGGATTGGGCGCCTCGTTGAGGAGAAGCAGGCCGCGTACGGCGACTCGTTCGGGCGGGCGGGAGAGGTCCTGCGTGTCCTCTACCCGGAGGGCATCCGACCGGACCAGCTCGACGACGCGCTCGCGATCGTGCGCATCGTCGACAAGCTGTTTCGGATCGCGACCGCGCCAGACGCGCTCGGAGAGTCGCCCTACCGAGACATCGCCGGCTACGCGATCCTGGGCACGGCCCGCACGGAGGCCCGGCGCTACGAGGAAGCGACGCGGTCGAGGGAGCGGTGAAAGCGCACGTCGCTCGAGGAAGGGCCTGGACGCTCTTCCTCGGTGACTGCCTCGACGGCCTCGAGTCACTCCAGGGCGTCGACCACCTCATCTGTGATCCGCCCTATGAGGCCGAGGCTCATACGCAGCAGCGGCGTCTCAAACGCTCGGGCGGCGTCCTCGCGGTCGAGCCTCTCGACTTCGCCCCAATCACCGAGGACGAGCGCGAGCGATTCGGAGTCGCGGCGGGCCGGCTCGCGAAACGTTGGACGCTCGTCTTCTGTCAGGTCGAGGCTTCCCACCGCTGGCGCGCGGTGCTCGAGGCCGGCGGGCTCACCTACCGGCGCACGTGCGTGTGGGTGAAGCCGGACGCGCAGCCGCAGCTCTCGGGGGACCGGCCGGCGATGGGCTACGAGTCGATCGTCTGTGCGCATGCGCGCGGACGCTCCCGCTGGAACGGGAACGGGCGCGCCGGTGTGTTCACGCACCTGAAGTACGAGGGCGGCGGGCGACGCAACGACCATCCGACGCAGAAGCCGGTCGCGCTGATGCTCGAACTCGTGAGGCTCTTCACGGACGAGGGAGATACCGTGCTCGATCCGTTCGCCGGATCCGGGACCACGGGCGTTGCGTGTCTTCGGCTCGGGCGGCGCTTCATTGGAGTCGAGAAAGACGTCCGGTACTTTGAGCTCGCGGCCGAACGTCTTCGGGCGGAGGAGCTCGACTCGTCGCTCGGTGCGTCGCGCGCGGGCCAGCTTCCGCTGCTCGCGGGGGAGTCGCGATGAGGCGGGTCGCGTCGCCTGAATCGTCGATCGGGCTGCCTGGGATCTTGCCGCCCGCGCCGGCTCGGAGGAGCCGAGCGCTCGACGAGAAGGAGGCCTCGGTCCTCGACCGGATCCGCAAAGTCCTAGAGAAGTGCGGCGTCCTCGTGTGGCGCAACCACGTTGGCGTATCGCGGCAGGGGAGCGGTCGCTTCGCACGATCCGGGCTCGCCAAGGGAGCGAGCGATCTCGTCGGCCTCGTCTCGCCGTCCGGTCGGTTCATC